AATATTTAAACACTAGGCCGGCGTGAAAAGAATCACCAGCTCCGGATAAATCTATTATACTAGCTGGGTCTTTGACTGAGTAAGACTTAAAATAGTGTTTACTGGTCGACTGTAAGTCTGACTTTAGGTAGACGCAACCATGTTCGCCAAGCGTTATTATTAGCTTATCTATCCAGTCTTCTGGGCTAATTTTGTCTTTAATGGCGTCATACTCTGGCTTGTTAATTTTAATAAACTTAGCGTTGGCGCAGTAATCTCCTAGAATTTTCTTAGTGTCTAGAAAAACTTTATTGTGATTATCGCATATATATTTTATGTCATCCTCTTCTAAGAATCCTTTGCCATAGTCAGCTATCACTACCGCCTTATACTTAGAGAGGTCGTAGCCTTTTAGCCAGCGCTCAGGTACTCTTGGTATATCGTCATTGATGTCTACCCTAAGTAATGTATGGTTTGTTTTAATGTCTACAAACCTTTGCTTTTGGCAGTCTCTCCTGTTAGTTAGGATATCGCACTCGATACCCATACCTTCCAAGTTTTGAAAAACATTACCAGCCATACCCATCCCTTCTACGTTGGATATAGGTTTAAAAACTGGAGCCGGAACATCTGGGCAAAGTCTGGTCGCATGACCGTAGGTGAAAATGTCTTTACAGCTTTCGCCGATGACTAAGACCTCTGAATTATCAGAGTTGTGAATTGCGTTCTCTTCGGGAGCCTTTAGTTCATTGGTGGGGTTTTCTGTCTGCATAATTATTTGTTTGTAAATGGTACCCCGAGCTGGACTCGAACCAGCAACCCTCTGCTTAGAAGGCAGATGCTCTGTCCAATTGAGCTATCGGGGCGCTTCTTCATGGTCCGCTAAGTCCTTCCGTGGTTTCCGAGTCGGTTAGCCAGCTACTGCTCTGTATCTTATCTCCTAGGCCGTAGACGGGCTCAATCCCCAAGCCTAGGCATAGATTATGTTCTGGCTTTTTCGCGTCAATAGTTCTGTCTCCTCCGTTGCAGAACATTATCTCATCGTACCTATCTCCGAAAGCTTTGTTAATCCAGCTTAGGGTTTTGCAGACGGTATCGTCAGTATCGATAGATACAAGGGCCATCGTAACTGGTTTGAAAGCCTGTATTATCACCAACCTCTCCCGACAGTTCATGAATGATTTCCCCTTCTTCCGTTCTAAAAACTTATCGTCATTGACTATTACAAACAAATGGTCAGCCATACTCTTAGCCTTCTCAAAGCATTCTAAATGCCCGACATGAACAGGGTCAAATCCACCGCTGACTATAGCTAATTTCATTACTCGAAATACCAATGCTCTTCTTTTGTTGCGACGGGATCAAGGAGGCTCTCTTTAACTATGTAATTAACCGGGCCTCCTGCCGTATACTGCCTAACCTCTTTAATAGACTCAAATTTACTGCTTGATATTTCACCTAATATTTCCACCACTAGGAAGGGGGGAGACTTTTTTAAAGCCTCTGAGCTTAATCTAGCTAGAATATATAATTTGGGGCTTCTTTCTGAATACTCTTTTTTAGGTATTTTGAGTTCCGTCTCTTCTCGTGAGCTACTGTAAAACGTTGAGGTCTTAACCTCCGCTCCGTTCTTAAAGTCTACGCCGTCGTCTCTTACAGAATATATATTTCTATCTATATCTTCTCCTATGAGCTTGCCGTAGGCGTACTCGCCAATGACGCCAGCAATATGTGGGATATGTCTTTGAGTGACTTCTTGTCCGTAAATGTTAATAGGTTTGTTGACTTTATACTTCTCAAAGTTCCCATGCTTGCTTACATTCCTAAAAGATATATCTTTAGCTTCGTGCCTGTTTTTCCCAACTTGGACCAATTCTTTTATCTGCCTGCTGTCAATTCTAACCTTGTTCGCTGGTCTGGTGGAATTCATCGAGATACTCTGTAGCTATCCTCATCTGTATGATGGGTGCTTATTTCTACAAATTTAACAGGAAAATCCCCAGCTATCAGCTTATGGGGAATAAGCCTATTTAAAGAAAAGGATTCCCCTTCTTCTATGTAATTCTCCGTAACTTCGGTTGTCCCCGTGTTGACGGTGTTTACTTGAAGGCAGCCCTCTAAGACATAAAAGGTCTCATGCTTTAAGGAATGGAAATGTAGGGAAGTACAACTACCGGGGAATATTTCTAGAATCTTTCCACAATAGTTTTCCTTCTCGTTGTTGGCCATCCATATTTCTCGCCCCCAACTCTTTTGAACTATCTTCACGTTCTCTTTCGCAGTTATCATCGCATTTCTCACATAAAAGAATCAATGTACCACGTCGGGGTACCCAAGTCAAGTCAATTTCGTCAAAACACTCTTCACAGTAATTGCATACGCCCATCAGTCTTTACTTTCGGTGTGAGAGTAGCTGACTTATACTTTATTCGCCTAGCTTCGTGATTTTGTATCCAGATGTCTCTACGTCCACAGGATTAAAGAAGTCTAAGTCTTCTTGATCCATGTATTTAGACAAAAGTTTGGTTGGATCCTTTGGGTTCTCGCTATTCAGCTCATCTTCAATGGCTTGGATATCCACGCCCTCTTCGAGTTTTACCCCCATTACCACTCCGTTTTTACTGTTCCAGCTTATAATTACCTTATTCTTCATAGGTTTTATATTTGACGAATGAACTACTGGCAAGCTTCACAAGATTCTGGATTAGCTATAGAACAAGCGGCTGCCTCCTCTTCTGTGTATTCGCTCTTCTGAGTTGATTTCTCGACTTTTGAAGCTCCTCGATTCCTAAGGTAGTAGGTTGTTTTCAGGCCCGCTTCCCAAGCCGCCATATAAATGTCATTCAAGTATTTGAGGCTAGTCTCTTTGTTGTACAGGTTGAAAGATATCCCTTGGTCTATCCACTTCTGCCTAGCCGCATTGCAGTTGATGAGTTTAATCATGTCCCTATCAAAAGCTGTCTTATACTTCTCTTGAAAGGCTTCTGGTATATTTAAGCGCATTACATCGCCATCGACATCCTTGACGGCCTCCGCTAATTGAGGGCTCCAAAGACCCGCCTTCTTCATGTCTGAAACGAATTGCTCGTTAGTTATATAGAAATTTCCGCTCTTGCATTCGTAAACGAAGAGGACAGAAAAATTAGGCTCTATACTCTGTTCAACTCCGTTAATATAACCGATAGTAGCAGTGGGAGCAATTGCCATAGTGTTGCTATTTCGCATTCCATATCTTGTAATATGTTCTCTTAAAAGTTTCCAGTCTATATTTTCGCTTGGCTTAGCTCTGCTTTTGGACTTTCTGTACTTCATTAAATTGTTGTACGTGTCCATAGGCAATATGCCTTGATCCCATAGGGAGCCGGAGTAAGTTTTATAACTACCCCTTTCCTTTGCTAGGTGACTACTAGCGTAAATAGCGTTATAAGAGAAAAACTCTGTTAAGTCATCCACAAACGCAGCCGCCTCATCGGAATCGTACTGGATGTCCAAGATTTGAAGTATGTCATGAGTAGCCATCATTCCCAAGCCTATGGGGCGGTGTTGCATGTTTGAGTTTTCCGCTTCTCTAGTCGGGTAGAAATTAAGGTCTATTACATTATCTAGCAGTCTTATTGCCGTTCTTATAGAGGATGAGAGAAGCTTCTTGTTGAGTCTAGGTTTATTATTCGAGTCGTATTCTATATGGTTTTTAAGGTTGATGGACCCAAGATTACAGACAGCCGTTTCGCCTATTCCAGTTTTAGTTCCGTTATCGTATGTGGATGCCTTTGTGTGGAGCATTATCTCTGTGCAAAGATTTGAGCTATGCACTACCCCTACATGTTGGTTGCTGTATCGGATATTTGAAGGGTCTTTAAATGTGACCCAAGGGTGAGATGTTTCGAAAAGAACCTTGAGCATCTTCTTCCATAAATCTTTAGCCTTGATTTTACGGAAATTCTTTAAATGGCCTCCTTCCGCTTTTAAGCATAGCTTTTTGTAATGGCTATTAAATACCTCTCCATATGTTTCATGCAAGTCCCTGCAATCAGTAGGGCAAAACATATACCAATCTTCATCCTTTTGAACCATTTGCATGAACAGGTCTGGAATCCATGAGGCCGTATTCATGTCGTGACAGCGCAATCTTTCGTCGCCAGTATTCCTTCGGAGGTTTAAGAAATCTTCAAAATCTAGGTGCCAAGGCTCTAGGTAAGCGCATCCAGCCCCGGGCCTTTTGCCGCCTTGGTTTACTGCGACTAGTGTGTCGTTGAAGATTTTAAGCCACGGAACAAGCCCTCCTGAGATCCCATTTGTGCCCTTAATGAAAGATCCCGAAGCTCTAAAATTAGAGACGTCAAAGCCCAATCCGCCAGCGAACTTACTCTTTCGAGCTTCTTGCCAGACTCCTTCGAAAATTCCATCAATACTATCTTCGAATGTGTTTAAATAACACGAACTTAACTGAGAGTGAACGCCTCCACTGTTAAATAATGTGGGGGTGGATGGAGTGTATAACATGTTGCTAAACAAGTTATAAAACTCAATTGCTCGTTCTTCTTTGTTCTCTTCGTTTAGAGCTAATCCCATTGCCACCCTCATCCAAAAAGCCTGTGGGGTTTCTAATATCTTGTCGTCAACTCTGAGGAAGTATCTATCTATTAGAATTTGTGCTCCTAAATAATTAAATAAATCATCTCTTTCTGGTACTAAAGAATCAGACAAGGCTTTAACGTCGTATTCTAGGAGTCTCTCTGAGAGCCTATCTGAATTAATAAGCTTTTTAATGTTCTGAACAAAAGTCTTTTTATACTGTAGCTCGAAGGTGTCTGAGTCCACCGACTCCTTGAAGACCTCTTTATACAAACAGTTGACAACTAGTCTTGAAGCTACCTTACTGTATTCTGGATCCTTCTCTATTTTCGATCTGGCTGAAAGTATTAAGGAGTCGTCTATTTCTCTAGTTGTTATCTTATCGTAAAGCTGTAGCTCGGCATCTAGCAGTATTTCACTTGCGGAGACGCTATCAAGCCCGCTGCAAGCTCTGGTAACACATTTGTTTACTTTGTCGGGACTGAAGTTCTCTAATCTTTGATTTCTTTTTTTAACTTTTAGCTTATTGGTGTGCATCTCTATTTGTATTTTACAGTTAATTTAACGTTATGTGCAGAAAAAAATAGCATGAAGCCAAAAGACTTCATGCTAACGTGGCGGTATCGTCTTAATATATCAACTTATTTTAACCTTTAAGGGCTTTGATCTCTCAATCTTCTCGACCTTGACTGTCAGGAGCCCGTCTTTGAGTTCTGCAGAAATTTTAGAGGGGTCAGAATTTTCTGGCATCAAAAACCTTTCTGACACGTTCTTTTTACTGCCTCTTATTTCCTTGAATCCTTTAATAATTAGGTATTTACCAGAT